ACGTACAAAGAAATTAATGGATCGATGTCAGATTTAGAAAAACGTAACGAAGGTCTATGGAATAACATCCAGAAAAAATGGAAAGAGGCACGTTCGAGTCTTGGAGGCTTAGGTGATGCAGTCGGAGGTTTTGGGGAAGTAGTAATGGGTTCTTTACCAGCTCTTGGTGCATTTGCAGGAGCCGGAGGTCTTGGGAAAATCGGTAGAGGTGTGAAAGGTGCTGGAAGAGGAGTCAAATGGCTAGGCAAAAAATTCAATGGTTTTGGTCGAACCACATGGAATACCGGCAAAACTGTAATTCGTAATGCTGGTAATATGGGGAGCAAGATCGGAGGATTTGCTGGCACAGTTGGAAAATGGCTGGGGAAAGCCGGTGGAGTTGTACTTCGTTTTGGAGGAAAAATACTTCGTGCAGTTGGTACTTTGGCTAAGTTCGGATGGAGAATAGGAAAGCTTTTTACTCCAATTGGATGGCTAATCACACTTGCGATTGATGTTGGAGATACTATCGTTTCCAACTGGGACAAGATATCGAGTGCATCAGGTGAAGCTGAGACAGCTATAGGAGGTTTCTTTAAAGGAATGTGGATGACAGGGAAACTGTACATCAACAAAATGATTGGCCGTATTAACTGGCTAATTGAGAAGATAAACCTTATTCCTAAAGTAGATATCCCTAATATCGGCAAGCTAAACACAATGAACACTGAATCAGCGCAGAAAGGCGGACTTTCTCCGATGGCTGCTGGTTTTGATGGTTCTCATGCTAATGGGCTTTATAAAGTTCCATTTGATAATTACAATCCACTCCTTCATAAGGATGAATCAATTCTAACTGCAGGTCAATCAAACATGTTGAGAAATGCTGGCATTTTGACAAAGCAAGGAGAAAGGCCTCGGGTTAATCTGAGTACGAGTAAGAATACCGAAACTATTTCATCTCCAACTCTTCACATTGAAAATATTACAATCCATGGAAATGATGTGAAAGATGAAGCATCGCTTAGACGTTTGGTGAGAAGAATTTTTGGAGAAGAATTTGAATCTTATTTTGCTAGCTTAAGTAGGATGATGCCACGTGTAACAGAAGGATAAGTAGATTTGAAGGAAAATATCTCCTTTTGTCGAAATGGTTCGATGGAAGGAGGTGATATAATGTTAAGAGATGAAAACTTTGCTGCTACTGGTGAATTAAATCAAGAGCAATTTGATTTTGCTTTTGGATTTGTAGAGATTGTTTTTGAAGCAGACCTGCAAACATTTTGGAGTTTAGTGTCTGAAGTAGACCAAGCTAGAGCTTATGAAACTTATAAATCGGTTCAGGACTCTTACACAAATTTTGAAGAATATATTGCTAGTGTTCGCGAAAATGTAAGGTCTTTATATTCTCCTGTTCAAGATAATGCTGGAATCTCACAAACTGTAAGGTACACAGATGATGGAGAAGCATACATTTATTTATTTGAAAATGTTCAAGAACCGGAGGTATATGAAGAAGCAACTGAGAAAAAAGTGTTTCCGGTTAGAATTTCCTATGAGAGCTTCTTTGATGAGGGTTCAATAAACCTCAGACTAAAAGCGAGAGTTTATGATGACTCCCACAAAGAGAAGCCGATTACAACTGTTTAACTAAAGAAAGCACTCCACTTAGGGGTGCTTTTTCTTATGAAAAAGGGTGAGGATATATGCCAATATTAGCTGGAATTACAGTTCATATTACTTCTGAAGACGTATCCAATAGCACTGAGATTACTAATCATCCTGTAGAAGAAGGTGCTAGCACTACTGATCACTCAAAATCTAACCCTCAAACCATCTCGTTATCTGGTATTATTCAAGGTTCTGATGCAGTTAAGCACTGCGAAGAACTAGAAAAGAAGATGAACAACAGTGAGGTTGTAACGTTTGAAGGGCATAAAGCATACTTGAACATGATGTTATCTTCTTTTGAGTATAAAGCTAGTAAGAACATCAAAAATGGGCATTCTTTTGAGGCGTCCTTGCAAAAGATCAGAAAAGCAGATCCATCTTATGTGAAGTTAGAACAACCAACAAAATCCCAAGTAAAAGGTGCTTCTAATGCGGGGAGAAAGCAAACCGAAAACCCTCCAAGTGAAAACGACAAGGTCTACCACACTATTCGTAAAGGGCAAACCTTTTATGCCATTGCTCCAAAGTACGGTACCACCTGGCAGAAGGTTAAAGAGTTGAACCCTAATGTGGATCCTAGAACTCTCCAAATTGGCCAGAAGGTGAGGGTGAGTTAGATGGCATCGCAGTATATTCCTATTAACAAAGAACAAATTCCTTATAAGTTCGAGCTTCGCCTAGGTGCGGAGCTTTTTACATTTGAAATTCAGTATAACGATACCTACGATTTCTTTACCATTGATTTATTAAAGAATGATGAGGTTTTGGTGTATGGAGAAAAGGTTGTCTATGGTGTTCCACTGTTTAAGGATGTAGAAGATTTAAGGTTCCCAGTAACATTGGTCACACCTAAAGATATATCAGAACAAGAAAGCCAGATCACTTATGAAAATCTAGGAGAAACGGTGTTTCTGGTGGTGGAGACATGAAGCAATTTGGGCGGAAGACTCGAGTAGATGTAGGGGGGGTAAGCTTTTCAAGTGATGATCTCACTGTCTATTTTGATGTAGCATTTGACGATGACCCTGAATCAAACGAGTGTAAGGTTGAAGTTTATAACCTTAGTGATAACTCAATTAACAGAATTAAGAAGGGGCAACAGTTGACGATCAATGCTGGTTACGAAGATGACACCGGAGTAATTTTAACTGGTAATGTAACTAAAGTCTTTACTAACATGCAGGGTGTTGATCGTATTACTGAAATAAGTATCCTTGACAGTCAGCAATTAGATGGAAAAAGTACAGACAATCGAACTTTTAAGAAGAATATCAAAGCATCACAAATCATTAATGCTCTTCTACCCAAACTAGGCATACCTGTTGCTGTAGTAAATCTACCTCAGGACAAAACCTATCCAAAAGGGTACACGGCTGATGGTGAAATTACATCAACGATAAATGAAGTGGCGAATGATAGTGGTGCTTCTTTTTATAGAAAGAAAGGCCAAGCTTATATACGTCCTCTAACAGAAGGGGATGAAACAAGTTTTACATTGACACCTGATACCGGGTTAATCGGATCTCCCTCTCCTTTTGAGGAAGACGGAGAGAATGGCGAAACGATAACCGGGTATTCACTAAAGTGTTTGTTGCAGTATCGAATATCCACTGCATCAATCATTAAACTTGAATCCAGAAATGTGTCAGGCCAATTTCGCGTCAAAAGAGGAAGACATCTTTGGCAAGACCAGGACTTCATCACAGAATTGGACGTGATCTATGATGAGTAATAGTACAAATTTCTTTCATGATTTGATTAAGGAGCACACCCTTAACCTTCATACAGCCATGCCTTGTAAGGTTCTATCTTTCAATGAACAAGCGAGGACAGCTAAAATTCAACCGTTATTTATGTATAAAGAGAAGAATCAAGAGCCAGTGACAAGAGCTCCCATTGAGGATGTTCCTGTTTTGTTTCAACGTTATAAAACGGTAGATACAAGGGCCACCAGTGAAGAACCGTTGCAATACTCTGATGAGGAAGTAGTAAGAGAGTTTATACCAATCCTTCAGCAAGGGGATATAGTTTTTGCTGTATTTTCACAGCGTGCACTAGATGATGTGCTTCAGGGTAATGTAGCTTTCCCAGCTCAAAAAAGACATCATAGCCTCAATGACGCCATTATTGTAGGGGTGATTAATTGAAGACTATAAAATTGAAAAACGGAGACATATCTCTTGAAAATGGAGATTTCCAGTTAATAGATGGGGAAGAAGAGCTGCAGCAATCCATGAAGATTTCCACCTCAACCAATAGAGGAGAATGGTTTTTGGATCCAGAGTTTGGATTGAATTTCTTTGTTATATTAGGAAAGAACCCCACTGAAGCTCAGGTGCGAAATGAGATATTAAAAGCTCTTTCAAATGAACCAAGGATAGACACAATAGAAAATTTAGAAATTAATCGTTCTGGACGTTATATGAAAGTAGCTTATAAAGCTGTCTTGTCTGATGGTACTTCTATAGAAAGTGAGGTGACGCCTGGTGCTTAATGAAAAAGGTTATAAGAGAAAGACATATGATGAGCTGTTGAGTGAGATGCAGGAAAAGGCTAAAGAGCTTTTTGGGGAGCAAACGAATGTATCACAACGATCTGTTATAGGCATTCTCCTTCGATTGATGGCTTGGTTTTTATCCCTTGCCTGGAAAGATAGTGAGGATGTTTATTATTCAGCTCATAAGAATGC